TGAGGGTTTAAGGTATCGTCTGACGCTGGCACGTGTCATGAAAGTGCTCTTGAGTTGTCCCACCGTACTCCCGGAGGCACGTTGCCTGCGCCGTGTGGCGCGGTGTGTGCGTCTGTGTTGCGGTGACAGGACAAACATTAGGCCATGGCCAGGCCCAATAGGGATCTTGAACCCTTCAGAGATCAACTTCTCCAAGATCACATGTGCCTTGAGCTGCGAAAACAGGAGCAAATGTGACCCGTGTCTCACTTGTAAAAGTGTTGATCTTGAAAGCTCAAAATGCCTTCAAAACGGACACCAGGGATCGACGATCATGGATGTAGTACCAAGATCATGTGTCCATATTGTCTTAAAAAGTGAGGTCAAAATGTGGAGCCGGTCACAGTCAACTAGGCACTAGTTAAGGTCTAACTTGTCCTAAAAAGTCTAGTTCTAAAAGTGGTCCCGGTCACAAGCAACTAGTCTCGTGTACAGTAGTTTTTGTCCGCTTTGACCAGGTAATTTGTGACCCAGTGCACAGAATCGATGATCTTGATTGGATTTCCTACTCGCCAGTAACCGACAAAATGGGACAAAGCCCTAGTCGTGTGACTGAACTCATACCTACAGTTTAGAGGGGTTTGGCGCTTCAGCAGGGGCGATCCTCTGACCAGGGGTTTTGCAGCAGGGTCGCTAGCAGGCTGGCACCGGTAACCGGGTTTTGGATCTTGCGTTTGCCCTGGTCAGGGCCTGGTAAATTGGCCAGAAAGCCTCCTCCTGGGATTTTGGGTTTAGGGGCACAATTACTAGGGCCTTAAAACGATCATCGGGAAAATCGTTCCTGTGGAACGGGAGGTTAGCCTAACCTTGCCCTAGCCTGGTCGCTGGCCACGGAGATCAACTTAGGCTGCCCTTTGTAGTGATGTTGGATTGAAGCGCCAGTACCCTGTTACACTGAGTATGTAGACGGGGGCAAGCCTCGCGCGCGTAGTCCACACTGGACGGTCCTAGGTGGACTGTTCAAAATGCTATGCACAGTGGACTTATGAAAGGTGGTGTGTCTCATGGCGCACAATTGCAAGAAACCCCAATCAGGGCATCAGGTTTGTGCTGAACATATGTTAACGAAAGATGGTCTTCGATACCGTTTCCGTAAGCAAATGCTAGCTACATTCACACCAGAGGAATTGTCAGAGCTACAGGAATTGATGACAGCAACTATGTTGCCAGCAGATAAAATCAGACCCTTGGATGACATGCCTCATGCATTGATTGAACGAATCGCTAGGGGAGGGGTAGCAACGTAATGTTCTATATCGACGTTAGTCATTATGATTGGGACAGGCATGGTGGAAACCTTGACTGGCAACAGATTAAGGCTAGCGGAATCGACGTAGTAATTATTCGAGCTTCCTATGGTGATCCACAAATTTATAGCCCACAGACTCGACATTTCAAAGAAATGGCCATTGCTGCCAAAGCAGCAGGGTTGAAAGTCGGCGGGTATCACAATCTCATTCATGGAGATTTCGCATCAATACAACGTCAGATTACTTACTTTAAGGGAGAATTGGACTCTGTAGGCGCTGACTACGCCATGATTGACGTTGAACCATACGATGCTCTCAAGCAAAATGATTTATGGCCTAGGCTTACTGATGCAGAGATTTTTGCTCAAGAGTTTTCCAATGTGGACACTCGTAAGCTGATGGTTTATCTTCCACAATGGGTATGGGCAAACTGGCTTGACAAAGCCGATCTCAGACCTTTGATGGACTATGCAAAAGGAATTCTGGTCAGTTCCAATTATCCACTTGGGACAGAGGCTGATTCCTACACTGAGCTATATGTGCGTGCTAGCGGTGACAATGGTCCCGGATGGACTGGTTATGGAAATGTCACTCCTGAGGCATGGCAATTCAGCTCTAATTCTACCGTTCCTGGTGCAAGCACAAACACTGATGTGAATGCTTATAAGGGAACATCAGAGGAGTTTGATACTAGAATGGCTTGGGTATTGACAAAAAACCTCCAAGCTTTCCGTGATCAGATGAATTACTATTTCCCTAATCGTGATAAGACCAGTGATGGAACAATCGGCGATTATGCTCACACTCAAGAGCACAGTGGACACAACCCGGATGACACTAGTCAGGGAAACGCTGAGTGGGACAACGATTCTGACACTAAGCAAGAGGTAAGAGCTATCGATATCGATAGTAATACCAATGATCCTGATGTATCGATGGAAGACATCTTCCAGCATCTCATTGCTCTAGGTAAGAGTCAGGGATCTAAATTCCCTATTCGATACATTATTTATAATCGAAGAATTGCACGGGCATCTAATGGTTGGGCTATTGAAGCATATACCGGTGTCAGTGCTCACACAGAACATATTCATTTGTCCGGAGCTTATTCCGATGCAGCAGATGAAAACTATTACAACTATCGATTGGATGAACTAGTGGCTTTAACACAGGCAGATAAAGATTTTATTGCCAGTTTCTTTAAGCAAAGTGCACAAAGCGATGGTACACCTACATCTCCTGTAGGAAATGCAACTCTAAATCAAGGAATTCCTAATCCGGTAGATGGTGGGAAGAGTTATGCCTGGCGTGTAATTCAGCGTATTGGTGATATCAGCGTAGCTACTCAAAAAGCAGTCGCGCTTATTGCTGAGAAAGTTGATTTAGATCCTACTGAGCTGGCAGCAATTAAAGCTGCTTTGGATGTGCCAACAGCGGACGAAAATGCCGCAGCCGTAGTAGCGGCGCTAGGAAATGTAGATACGAACACTTTGGTACAAACCCTCAAAGAAGGGCTTACAGACGCCCAAATCGAGGCTCTGAAAAACGCTCTTTAATTCCTAAATAGACAGTCGCCTCACAGTCACCCCCGTCTCTCCGTGTTGAAGCGGCTGAGTCCTGGGGAGACTTAAATATTAATGTATGTGCAGTTCAGGGACAGTCACCTCAGTCACTTCATGTTGGGACACTGGGGTGACTGTTGGGGTGACTGTGTGACTGTCTACAGAAGACTAGGCAACAGACTAGAGGTAGCAAGTGGCTAATTTAGATACATCTATGTTGAAACCGGGCGATGTGGTCATCGTGGAAATGGGAATCTGGATTATTCGTTGGTTGATTATTATTCAGGCATTTCTAACCGGAAAAGCTAGATATAAGCAAAGTGGACATGTAATTGTCATGACACATGTTGATTCTCAGGGCAGAGTTTGGGGAATCGAAGGTCGGCCTGGTGGTATTGGTTGGGCGGACATGACAAAAAGAAACGGTAAATGGGGACTGGCTAATGTAGACCAACCCAAGGACGCGGCACAAAGATCGAAGATCGTTGAAACAATGAAAGAATTGTTGGGTACGAAATACGATTACGGTGCTTATATTCAAATTGCACTGTCCACAGTAGGAATCAATACTGACTGGACAGATTTCCGAGGCAATCAAGTTCCATCTCATTTTATTTGCTCAGCTATTGCTGATTATGTATATGAAGATGTTGGTTTGGCTAATCCTGGTGGCATGAAAATCACTAGACTCACGACTCCGGCGGAGTGGGGCGAGTTTATTGAGAAACGGGAATGGGAAACAGTTTAAAGCAATCCTAATTAGAATCTTTCCCAAACCCTTACACAGACCCGTCTCAGAGCCTCTGAGCCTTATACCAATTGATTAAATAGGTAGAACCTATGAGTAAAAAGATGTGTCTAGTGTGCGGAGCAATCAGTGACCAATCTCGATGCGTCGTTCACAGAAAAACCTCGGCTAGAGGATATGGTTCACAGCATCAAAAATCTAGACAACAGGCTATTAATCAAGCCCCGTTTTGCTGGAAATGTGGTTGTGTTAATTGTTCTCTACAATGGCATCATGTAACAGAATTACGTGGTGGCCGAAATCCTGACACCGACGATCGGCGTCAATTACTTTGTAAGAAATGCCATGACTCAGTTAAGGAGAATTAAATGGCTGCTCAGAATTCAGGTGGATTAAAAAACGTTCCTCCTGGTGGTTTGCGTGAAAATCGCCCTGGTGGAATCGATGCTAATAACTGGCGTGTAATTCAGGGTCACGTTTCAGTCGATCCATTCGGTCCGCTAAACGCTTCCGGAGCAAGAGTAAATCAGGTTCGTGGCGTACGAAATCCGCGTAAGGATGCTAAAACAACTGGTGTCACTTATGCATGGACTTTGCCTACTGTTCCTGGTGGATCTACTGCGACTGTCTCAAATGGAACTACTGCCACAGCTAATTTCACACCCGATGTTGCCGGTACCTACGTATTCAGAAATGTAACTACATTTACTGGTTCTGGAAAAACGGTAACTACTAACTTTACGTATGTGAGTGCATAATATGACAACTTCGAAGAATAAAGGACATGCTAGTGCTACCAAAAAGCAGTCTCCGCAAACTAAGCCGATGACTCATGGTGGTACCAAAGGGCAATCCACACAGGGTAAGAATAACAATTACTAATGGAAAGCAAACCTGACACCGCGAGAATGCTTGCGGCTGTTTTGAATCGATTATTTCCTACGGGTGTGATTAAGCTTTCTAGAGAAGAAATTGAAGATGCTCCTGAGATTGAAATGAAGGAGATTTTTCAAACTGATCAAGTCGAGTTAAGATTAAAGAAAACATGATTAGACCTTCAATTGAAAACACGCTATTAGAAATCGCGATTACAGTTTCAAAACGTGGAACCTGTTCTAGGGCACAAAATGGGGCTGTAATCGCGGACTCTAAAGGGGTTGTGTTGAGCACTGGTTACAATGGATCGCTTTCCGGTATGGAACATTGTGATCATGAATGTGATTGTGGTGGAGATTTGATGGAGATGATTTCGAATCCTTTTCAAGATTCCATTCACGATAAAACATGTCCTGCCCACCCGGCCAACGGATGTAAAATCGCTGTACACGCCGAAGCTAATGCAGTTTACTTTGCTGCCAGGAATGGAATTTCTGTGAACAATGCAACAATGTATTGCACCATGGAACCATGTGTTAAGTGTGCAGAAGCGATCGTCCAAAGTGGAATTCAAAAAGTCGTATATAGCAAAGATTACCGTGACCACAGTGGAATTAAGCTTCTTAATGAGGCTTATGTGGTGGTAGTTAAAAATGAGCAAAACTGAAATTCTTCATCTAGGATTCGTTATTTTCTGGATTCTCATGATCGTTCCTACACTGACGATCTGGCAGAATTCGATTTTACTGGTGTTATTGATGAGTTTGTATGCCAATGTAGAGGCTTCTGCTACAGCGTTTTTATCAGCAAAGCCTAAGGAAAAACGAAAAAGACCGAAAATCAGAGGTAGCGTAAATGTCAGTCACAGAGGAACACGAACACAAATTCAAAAAAGACTGCTATACACTTCGGTGCGTAGGAGCAAAAGAGAAAAGATGTATTGAGACTTGTACAGATCCGAATTGCAAAGAAAAAAGGTATTCTAGTGAAAATCTATGATGTGTGGGCTGATTGGTGTGCACCATGTAAAAGATTTGCTCCTATTTTCGCTAAGGTAGCAACCGAATTTCCTGATATCGACTTTGAGAAAGTGGATGCAGATCAAAATTCAACTTTCTTATGGAATTATGGAATTCAATCGATTCCTACAATTTTAATTGTGGATAATCAGAATAAAGTTATTTTCCAGCATGCAGGAATTCTTTCTGAGGATAATTTCCGAAACCTCGTTTCTACGGTATATGCTCAGAATCGCAAATAATCGATCTCTAGCGGCCTACTATTAGTAAAAAGCAATATATAGGGCCTATATTAAAGGCTTGTATATAAGGCTTTTCTACTAGTACACCGCTACTATATGTGGGTATTATTACACATTAGTATATAGTACTGTAGGTACAGTGTACTGTATATAGGTAGTAGTGGTACTAATAGCTATATGTAATAGGGTGTATGTGCTACATACTGTAGTGTGGGTACTGTTCAGTATAACTACATACTCTATTACATATAGTGAGTAGACATAGAGGTTGATTGATGCACAAGTACGCTACCTCTATGTGCTCTCCCTCTATGTCTACTCTCAATTTATATTTATTAAATCATAATTAGATTTGTTGAATGTTTAATTATGTAACTGAAAGTAATTATCTTTGAATTTGAATATATTCGCTATATTCGATGTATAAGTATGCAAGAGGCTGAATTGAAAATATGCATCAATTGGAGTCAATGTCCGTTTTGGGAAAAGTGTGGCCTTTGGACCCTCTCTGA